GAATTCGATGCGCAGCAAGCCGCTTACGACGCTTGGAAAGCCGCTCAGTGACCAGCACCCTCCGCGCTCAACTCGCCCGCTCCCGCCACAAACAAGCAGGCTCAAAGCGTATTGAGGTAGTCCTAGACGCTGGCCAGCTTATTGATTTGGAAACGATCAAACAGGCTTACGGCTATAACAATGCGGAGGCTGTCTCGTTTGCTATCAGCGCGGCGAGACTTGTCTTGATGAGAGATAGAAAATCATGACCGTTAAGTCTGGGGATTGGGTTCTCGTTGACCACCCGATGTTTGCGGATAGTTTTGTTGTCCGTGAGGTCAAGAGCGTGTCAGCGTCGATGTTCGTTGGTCTTGCCCCTCGTCCTCGCGTCAGCATTGATGGTGAGTCACGTTCGGAGGACCGCCGCTCTCTAAAGGCTATTCGTGGGACATTCCAAACCAAAGACGCGGCCCTCCGCGCTGCGGATGCAATCTGGCCTCTGTACGAGCAAAAGATGGCGGCAGAAAAGGCAGCTCGCGACCACTTACAGTCATCCGTTCTCGCGATGCTAAAAGACTAGAACTGCATACGCGGTAGGTATGAAGTCGCAAAGCGACGGAATGAACAAAGAAAGGCTTAAGCCGTGACCATGATAGAGAAGATGGCCCGCGCTATGGTCGTCGAACGGTACGGCACTGACGAGGCGTCTTACGCGCTTTTGAACGGAGACGAGTTGCCGGAGTGGCCCCGATTTGTGCCCCTCGCCCGCGCTGCCCTTCAAGCTATAAGGGAGCCGGACACCGAAGCGGTGAGTGCCGGTGATGGCGCACTGGCCCATGACGTGTCTGCTAAACAGTGCTTCCGCGCCATGATCGACGCCATTTTGAATGAACAATCCTAGAGGAGAAGCCGGAATGACGGACGACGATCTGGCCCGTTACCGCCTTAACTTCATGAAGCGGGTCGGTGGCCTTGAGGTTTCCAGCTACGGCGGCGCACACCCGCGAAGCGCCACGATAAGCCGGAGGGACAGAGACGGGCAGGAAATCCGCTTGTCGATGGAGGAAGTTCTAGACCTTCGCTATGCGCTGGACCGGCTCGTAACGCTCACTGGCGAGCAGCCATAACCCTTGACCACCAACCCCCTCTAGGGCATTATCCCTCTCGCTCTAAGCCCGAGCTAAGGCAACAAGGCTAGAAGCAAACCACGGAGACGCAGATGGCCGGTCTAGGCCGACCCTCTGACTACAAGCCCGAGTACGCAAAGCAGGCAGAAAAGCTTGCCCAGCTTGGAGCAACAGACCAAGAGGTCGCCTCGTTCTTTGAGGTTGACGTGCGGACTGTGTACCGCTGGAAGCATGACCACGACGATTTTTGTCATGCCCTAAAGGTAGGCAAGACTGTTGCAGATGACCGCGTTGAGCGCAGCCTGTACCAGAAGGCTATTGGCTACGAGCAGCAGGAGGTTAAAATCTTCATGCCTGCCAGCGCCGAAGAGCCTGTGTACGCGCCATTCGTCGCCAAGATTGCGCCTGACACCACGGCGGCAATCTTCTGGCTGAAGAACCGTCGCTCGCAGGAGTGGCGAGACGTGAAGGCGCAAGAGCATAGCGGCCCCGATGGCCAACCTATTCGCACAGACGCCCGGCTTGATGTAGGCTCGCTATCAGATGACCAGCTTCGCGCCCTCGCCAGCATTCCAGTTCAGCGCGGCTGACGTTAGGGCGGCACAGTGTGAGTTGGCGAAGAGAAGCCTTCTCGACTTCTGCGGCCTGATCGACATTCCCGGCGCACCGATTGATGAGGACGATGACGTAGAGCTTGCGTATCAGCCCATCCGTCAGCCGATGGCCAGCCATCACCGCTTGCTGATTGAGAAGCTAGAGGCTGTAGAGCGGGGGGACATAACGCGGCTGATGGTCTTCATGCCTCCAGGTTCGGCCAAGTCCACATACGCCAGCGTCATCTTTCCTGTGTGGTTCATGGGGAGGCGTAAGCGGCGGAACGTAATCGTGGCGACCTATGCTAGCGACCTTGCCCGCAAGATTGGCAGGCGCGCGCGCTCTATCGTTAAGCAGCCTGTCTATAGCGACGTATTCGGGTGTGGGATTAGCCCGGATAGTGCTGCGGCGGATGAGTGGTCGCTGACCAATGAGAATGAACTAATGGGCGGCGGTATCCTGTCGGGCATCACCGGCAATCGTGGCGATCTGATCGTAGTGGATGACCCGATCAAGGGCCGTGCGGAGGCTGACTCCGAGGTCATACGCAAGCGGACGAAGGAAGAATTTGAGGATAGCCTGAAGACGCGCCTCAAGCCCGGTGGCCGCATCGTGCTAATCCAGACCCGTTGGCATGAGGATGATCTAGCCGGGGCCATCCTGCCTGAAGGCTATGATGGGGCGTCAGGGCCTATCCTTTGCCGTGACGGCGACGTGTGGGAGGTTTTGTGCCTGCCTGCCGAGGCAAGGGAGCATGACCCTCTAGGCCGCAAGCCCGGCGAGTTCTTGTGGCCAGAGTGGTTTGACGAGACGCACTGGAAGACCTTCAAGGCCAACGCCCGCACATGGTCCGCCTTGTACCAGCAAAGCCCCTCGCCTGACGACGGCACGTTCTTCAAGCGCGAGTATTTCCACCGTTACAAGTTGTCCGATCTGCCATCCAAGCTGCGGAAGTATGGAACCTCTGACTACGCCGTGACCGAGGACGGCGGGGACTGGACGGTACATCGTGTGTGGGGGATCGACCATGAAGGCGGAATGTGGCTGCTGCCGGGAGGCTACAAGGCGCAGGACACGGCAGACAAGTGGATCGAGAGCAAGATTGACCTGATAGCGCATCACAAGCCGTTTGCATGGTTTGGCGAGGCTGGCGTGATTCAGAAGGCCATCGAGCCGATGCTTAAGCGCCGGATGCGTGAGCGTCGGGTGGGTTGTCGCCTAGAGTGGATGCCGAGCATTCAGGACAAGCCTACCAGAGCGCGGGGCGCGCAGTCGCGGGCGGCTATGGGGATGGTTCACGTTCCTGAAGGCCCCGAAGGTGATGCCATCATTGCTGAGTATCTGAAGTTCCCGGCTGGCAAGCATGACGATGACGTGGATAACCTGTCGATGATGGGTCGGGCCTTGGATGAAGTGCATCCGGCTATCTTGCAGCCTGAGGAAGAGGACAAGGGACCGATCAAAGGCGTTCAGGATATGACGTGGGACGATCTGCTGGCTAATCAGCCTGTTCATGTGGGCTATGAGCGCGCATAGACGTTCTATCGACAAGCGGTCCCGCGCAAGTTATTGTCTCGCTAACGCTTGCGAGGGGCTATGGCTTCCACAGAACTTACGATCCCCGGCGAAACCGTCGATCAATCGGCTATTGATGTCGTCACCAAGTGGATTGATGAGATTCAGTTGGCCGAGCGCGAGTTGCAGCCGTGGTGGAAGGCTGGCGACATCATCGTCCGCCGCTACAAGAATGAGAACCGCAACCGTGACGGCGGGCGACTGAGCGTCAATGCCAATCGTCGGCGCTTTGCCGTGCTGTGGTCCAATGTGCAGACGCTACAGCCTGCCATCTACGCCAAGCAGCCCAAGCCTATGGTTGACAGGCGCTATCGGGATGAAGACCCGGTTGGCAAGGTGGCGTCTGACGTGCTTGAGCGGGCCTTGGGGTTCAGCCTCGACCAGTACGACTTCGACGGACGGCTGAAGCTGTGTGTGCTGGACTATCTGTTGCCGGGCCGTGGTCAGGTGTGGGTCCGCTACATTCCGCACATGAAGACGCTCAACGCTGAGCAAGACCCGGAACTTGGCGAGGGCGAGGAAGACGCGGACACTACCGAAGTTGGCGAGGTTGAGGGCAAAGGCCCTGACGATTCAGCCATGCATGAGGGCATGGAGGGCGAGCCTCAAGAGGAAGTGGTTTACGAAGAGGTCCAGTGTGACCACGTCGCATGGAAAGACTTTCTGACCAACCCTAGCCGTGAGTGGGCTGAGGTCCGATGGGTGGCTCGCCGCGTCTATATGACGAAGCAAGAGCTTACGGAGCGGTTCGGGGCGAAGAAGGCCAAGCTGGTTCCGATTACGTCCACATCGACAGGCCTGTTGACCGGGGCTGATGCGGCTCCCGATGCACAACGCCAAGCCAATCAAACGGGCGAGGTCTATGAGATTTGGGACAAGCCCAGCAAGACGGCGTTTTGGGTCTGCAAGGGCGTAACGAGCGGCGTTCTGGATGAGAGGGAAGACCCGCTTAATCTGCGAGAGTTCTTCCCCTGCCCTAGCCCGTTGAACGCCACGACGGCCAACGACAGCACGATCCCGGTTGCGGACTATGTCCAGTATCAGGACCAAGCCGAGGAACTGGACGACCTGACGGGCCGGATTGGCAAACTGCAAGAAGCCCTGCGAATGGTGGGGGTCTATGCGGGTGAGGCCAATCGTGAGCTTCAACTGGTGTTCTCGCCGGGCAATGAGAACAAACTGATTCCGATTGATACGTTCGACCTTTGGAAAGAGAAGGGCGGGGTTAAGGGTCTGATCGAGTGGGTTCCGGTCGATATGGTGATTCAGGTGCTGAAGGGGTGCTTTGAGACCCGCGCTCAAATCCTGAACGACATTTACCAGATCACCGGCCTGTCAGACATCATCCGGGGCGAGAGCAACCCGAACGAGACGGCGACGGCTCAACGGCTCAAGGGTCAATGGGGGAGCCTTCGGGTTCGTGACCGTCAACGGGAGTTGCAGCGGTTCGCCCGTGACGCCATCCGCCTGAAGGCTGAAATCATCGCAGAGCAATTCAGCATCGAGACGCTGAAGGTGATGACGAACGTCAAGCTCCTGACACAAGCCGAGAAGCAGCAGATCGAGCAGATCATGCCGATGATTGAGCAGGCCAAGGCGCAACAACTGCCTATCCCGCCCGGCATTGAGCCGCCGCCCGAGATGCTTGAGCTGATGAAGCAGCCAACGTGGGAGGAAGTGCAATCGCTTCTGAAGAACGATGCGCTGCGCTCGTTCCGCATCGACGTTGAGACTGACTCTACGGTTGAGCCTGACGAGAATGCGGCGAAGGCGGCGTTTACGGAGTTCACGGGCGCTGTGGTGGGTCTGATGACGGCTGCGGCTGGTATCGTGCCTACAGCCCCCTACACAGCCCCGCTGTTCGCTGAAATCCTGAAGCAAGGCGCGCGGACGTTCAACGTCAGCCGTCAGATGGAAGACGTGATCGACAAGGTGTTTGAGACTGCCGAACAACAACCCCCTGCACAACCTTCGGGTCCGCCTCCCAAGGACGACACGGCCATTCAGGTTGAGCAGATGAAGGGCCAGACGGCACAGATGCAGGCTCAAATCGAGATGCAGCGGACGCAGATGGAGGGCCAACTGGGGGCCGCTGAACTGCAACTGAAGGGCCAGGAGCTACAGGTTAAGGCCGCTGCGCTTGCCCGTGACCCGACTCCGCAAGGTAGCGCATGACACAGCAAGGATTGAGACAGGCCAGCGCGCGGGAAATCAGCCTCACGCCGACTGCCAATAACTACAACGGCGACGTGCGTTTGATGTTTGAGGCGGAAATTACTATTCCGGCAGGCGCGACGTTCAATGAGGCGCAACTGATCTGGATTAACAGCCGGTTGAGCGCCAGTTACACGAACCTTACGGAAGCCATGCAGGCTTTCGCGGAAAGCCAAGGGTTCGACAACTGGTCAGCCATGGGGACGTTTGCTGTATGAGCAGGGCCACCTATCGCATCTGCCGGTCGTGCGGGGATATGCACGACGTGTCTGAGTGGCCTTCGGCTTGCCTAGAGCAGTTTCGCAAGAAGCGTTCCGATCTTCCCATGCCCGCTATCCGGTCGGATGGAATGGACCCGATTCTAAACCACGCCAACGGGCTGATGTACGACTCCCGGTCTGCCTATGAGCGAGGCGTGAAGGATGCGGGGTGCGAGATTGTCGGCAATGAGAAGCTGACGCCAAAGCCACGGGCGGTGCTGTCTGACCGTGAGCTTAAACAAGACATCAAGACGGCAATGGATCAGGTGGAGGCCAGACTATGAGCGACATGGAAGACGACATTCGGGCGGCTATGGCAGAGGTTAGCGGGAGCGCGCCGGAGCCTGAGCCTGCCCCGGTTGAGGAAGTGGTGGTTGCCCCGGAAGCGGTCATCACCGAGGCAGAACAGCCCCAAGATGACACCGAGAAGGCTGGTGATGGTCGTGAGCGCGGCCCTGACGGCAAGTTTATTGCCAAACAGCCGGAAACGGTGCAAGATACTACCGACCAGCCCTCAGAGGCAGTCGCGGAACCTGCTAAACAGCTTGCCATCCGCGCCCCCGCTTCTTGGTCGCCTGCGGCTAAGGCCACGTTCGATAAACTGCCTCCGGAAGTGCAACAGGCCGTTGCGAAGCGGGAACAGGAGATTGACCACGGACTGAGGCGCAAGTCTGAGGAAGTGAAGCGGTATGAGCCGCTTGAGCAGTTGATTGCGCCGCATCGTTCCAAGTGGGCGATGCAGGGAATGGACGAAGTCTCGGTTTTTAGGACGCTTCTCGCGGCCCAAAACGAGCTAGACACCAATCCCGTAAACGCGATCAAAGTGATAGCGAAATCATACGGCGTCGATCTTGCAGCTCTTTCGGCCCAGCCGCAGGGACAGGCGTATCAGCCCCAGCCCGCACCGGACAGCCACCCCGAGATTGCTACCCTGAAGCAACAGCTTCTTGACCTGCAAAACCAAGTCCAGACGGCGCAAACCGCGCCTATCGTTAGCCAAGTCGAAGCCTTCCAGAACGACCCCGCCAATCTGTATTTTGAGAACGTCCGCGACGATATGGCGGTCCTTCTGAAGAACGGTAAGGCGGCGGACCTGAAGGAAGCCTACGAGATGGCTTGCTGGATGAGGCCGGATATTCGCCCTTTCCTGCAAACCACGCAGGCTCCGGCGGTTCCTACGCAGGACAAGGCGGCACAGGCTCGCAGGGCGGCTGTCAGCGTTACGGGATCACCGGGCAAGTCCCCGATTCCGAAGTCCAACGGATCAATTGAGGACGATATTCGCGCGGCTTTTGAGGAAGTCGCCGGTACGGCCTAGGAGAACTTAGATGGCATCCCCGAATGTCTCGGAAATCGCCACCACTACT